AGGCAGATTCTACTTTATCTTTTGGTATAAAAATTAATTCGATCACGTTATTTCAAGGTATGATACCACAATGTGCAGCTGATTTCCAGCAGACGATTGTGCTTTTAGTATCTCCCCTGAACTAAGCACTAAAGGTTGAGTAAGTAATTCCAATGTTTGTTTAGAACTAAATGCTTTATCTTTGTATAAGTTAAAAATATCTGATCCATTAACTAATGTTAATGTTAATGTAGGTGTACTACCTGAATCTTCTGATGCTATTATAGATTTTATAATAACTGTAGATTTAGTTGCTGTTGTTATTACAGTTGTAAGATTTGTATTAACTAAATCTATTTTAGCGTTTTTATAATTATTTGCCATTAATATTATAAATTATTTTAAATTATTATGGTTTAGTTGGCCAAGTAGCATTTTCACACTTTGCTACTGTGTCTTTACCAGTTGGTAGATCTCTTAATGCTTGTCTATATGTTTCCATATCAGATGTTAAAGTTACATCTGACAAAGCCAGATAATCTGTTTCAGCTAATAGACTATTTCTTTTAGATCTTAAATTTGCCAAAGCTCTAGCTGGTGCTGCATTTGCAAAAGCTGCTTCTTCATTGTCTCTTGCAGTTTCTTCTTCTGCTGTAAAAGGAACTATGTTCCCATTTATATTATGATGTCTAGCCATATTTATTTTCCTTGATTATTATTGTTGTTGATTGTTGTTGTTGATTGTTAAGCGATGCCGTAAAGTGAGATAGTTCCAGCGTCTATGTTGCCAGATGCCATTTGAAATTTTACTCCATCTATTGCTGCAGCAGTATTTACATAACCACCTTTTCTGTCATTGAAAGAACCATAACTACTTCCATAAACATAATTAGTGTTTATTAAATAACTTGTAACAAATGTTGTATTAGATGGATTGAACAAGTGCATTATAACAGCACAACAACCATCATTGTCATTACCTAAATTTCTTATTACTGGAACAGTAGCACTTTGATTAACATCACTATCACTTTCAGCATACCAATTAGTAGCACTATTATCTTCAGCATGATAAGCAGACATATTTGTACCAGTACAAACAGCGTCATAATCTGTACCACCATCTCTAAAAAATACATTTAATTTACCAGTTGTAGCTGGATGTATATTGTTTAAGAGGAAAACATATTCCTTGTAAGTATCATCTAAAACAACTCCACTTGCACCATCAACAAATGATAAATTAGCAGAACCACTAGCTGTTATCTTTTTAATCAATACCATACTACCACCAAAACCAGCAGCCATACTTCCAGCATCAAATATCGTTGAACTATTACTAATTAAACCCATGCCAAAACTCCTTTGTGAATTTTTTTTAATTTATTAAAAACCATTTATCCTCCAATTCCATATAATTTTATTATTCCACTATCTATATTTCCTGAAGTCATTTTGAATTGAACTCTAGTCAAAGCTGCTGTTTGATTTACATATCCTGCTTTATGAAAATCAGTAGCATAATCACCACCATGAGAAGCACTTGATCTAGCAATAAAATGCTTTACAAAAGTAGTGTCAGATGGAGCATAGATGGTTAAAGTTCCATTACCAGATTGATCGTTATCTGCACCAATAGTTCCACCAGCAGTTAATTTTATTAATCCAGTATCTTGTTGTTGATCTTCTCCAGTTACATAACTAACGCCAGAATCTCCACCACCTTCAAGATTATATGCTCTAAAAGCTGTAGAAGTAACTGTGTGATTATAATTAGTATTTGTTCCAGTATCTACTTGAAATCCAAAACCAGCACCGTTAGTTGCTGGATGTATATTAATAAATCTAAATTCATAAGTATCATAAGTAGAATTTATGCCAGATGTAAAACTAATTGTGCTTGATCCAGATGCAGTTTGTGTAGCTAATAAAGTCATTTTACCAACTGGTACTCCACTATCTAAAGCACCATTGTTTATTAAATTTGTTCCATTTGATATTACTGTCATATTAACTATCCTTTATTCCGTATAATTTTATTTTTCCGCTATCTAAATCTCCTGACCACATAGAAAACCGAACTCCAGTTAAAGCACTTGTAGTATTTGCATAACCAGCAACATGATAAACATTTGAATATCTCGGTCCACCACTCATATCCATTCTTTGATTTGAAGAAATAAAATGCTTAACAAAAGTTGTGCTACTCGGATTGAAAATATATAATTCTCCACTTACACTAGCATCATTGTCATTAATAATTTGACCAGATAAAGGTATTGCAGCTGTTATTTGTGCTGCATCATTTCCAACATTATAACCAGCTCCAGCAGAAGAACCACCTTCATTTGCATAAGCAGTAAAAGCTGTACTTGTTTTTGCTATATTAAAATTACTACCATCTGTTGTTACATTAAAATTTAATCCACCAGCAGCATTTGCATCGTGTGAAGCTGGATGAATATTAATAAATTCAAATTTATAAATTGGATAAGTATTATTAAAAACTACATTTGAACTTCCATGTACGAATGTCAATGCATTAGAACCATCAGCAGTTAAAGTTTTAATATGAACTAAAGCTCCTAGACCAACTGAAAATGCTCCATTGTCTGCAATAGTTGTAGCATTAGAAATAATTGCCATTATTAAATTTCCTCTAATTTGAACTTATATTTTTTGCCATTTTTATTATTAAGAATAAAAAGATCTTCAGCTCCTTCTTGGATAGTCCAATCACCTTTTGTACCATCTATAGAATTACCTTCTGTTTTACTTTCATTAGATAGATGTAAATCTCCAGTATAAATATTAGCCCATTGTTTAGTTGCACTTCCTAAATTGTAAGTATCATCTGCACTTGGAAGAATATGACCAGCGTAAGCACTTAAATCTGGTGTTGATACTGCTGCCCATTCTGGATCATTAGCACCTTGTTTAAGATAATAACCATTTGTACCTTTTGGTAATCTTGCTACAGCAGATGCTGCTCTATAAAGCAAATCTCCTCTAGTTGTTAAAGTTGTTGTTCCACCTTCTGCACCAGCTACACCAGCTGAACTCATTATATTCCAGTAAGCTGTTGCGTTGCCTACTGCGTTTCCTTGTGATGCTTGAATACAAACATAACTGTTACCACCAGATGACACCACATCATCTACTGCGTAAGCTGTGCTGTTATTATAAGCACCTTTCCAGTTAAATTTGATAGCACCTAGATTGATTGTTGCCATGTTGATTTTCCTATATTGTTGATATTAAATTGCCATTTGAATTAATACTAAAGACAAAGCCACTAGCACTAAATAAAACATCATCAAAGTTGGCATATTGACTTTCGGTGATGTTGTCTGCACCTTTATTAGTTGTAATATATCTCATGTCATTTAGACCTGGAGTTGGTGTATTTGCAGTTCCACCCATAGCACTATGGCTGCTACAATAATAATAAAGTGTAGGAGCTGAAGTTGCTACAACAATTGTTACTTGTGATGAACTATTGTGAGTTACACCAGTTGTATATTCTGAACCACTATTGTGAGATCCATTTGAAGTAGTTGAGAATTTAAAAGGATGAGCAGAAGGATAATTAAATATATAAGTATTACCTTCGTATAAATCTAAAGTATCTTGTTGAACACCATCTATAAAATATTTATTTGCACCACCAACAGAAACTACTGTTACAGTTTTAACTAAAGTAGAAGGATTATAATATTTTTCAAAACCATAAACTTCTGCTGAAGAAGGAGTAGCAAAACTTAAAACACCACTACCATTTGTAACTAAAGCTTGACCAGCAGAGCCATCGGCTACTGGATGACTTAATCCATCAATAACAACTTTACCAGATCCATTAGGAGTAATTGCAATATTTCTATTTGATGTAGAAACAATAGAATTTGTTTGAACATCTAAATTGCCACCAAGTTGAGGTGTACTATCATCTACTACATTTGCAATTCCAGGTGCAATAGATGTCCAAGAAGAACCATTATAAAATTTTAAATTATTATCTGATGTATTGTAAACTAAATCTCCTTCATCAAGTGCTGAACTAGGATCAGATGAGGCTACTCTATATCTTTCTGCAAAACTATTTACTCCAGCTATATTTGCAGCTGCTGTATTAACATTTGCAATTGATCCACCTACAAGATTAATATTAGTATTTGCAGAAGCAACTGTGTTTATATTTGAAGAATTAGAATTAACAGCACTTACTGCACTTGAAATATTATTTACACCAGTTATTGCACTTGTTATTGCAGCTACAGCTGTTACTTCTGTTGCTTTAGGAATAAGTCTAACAAAAGTATAAGTGTGTAATGTAGAAGTTGTTTCTACTAATATTCCAAAACTTGATGCTAAAGTAACATTATTACCACATCCATTTAATGTAACTGTTGAGTTTCCAACACTACCATTAGATATAGATATAACTCCTGAACCATTAGCTGTACGATTTGATCCTAGTGTATTAACACTTATAATAGTTCCTGTACCATTATTAACATCTGGGTTAGCATTAGGAAAGCTTGTTTCATTTGCTATTGAAACAAATCCTCCAACATCATCTACTAAATCTATAATTCTAGCATCAATTGCTGCAGTTGTTGCTACTCTAGTATCTCCAGCTGACCAAGTATCTCCTGATGCAATTGTTTCGCTTGAATCTTGTCTAAAATATCTAGCATCAGAACTAGCTGTAGTTAATAATGTAACTTCGTCTGGTGTATGACCTGCGTGTTCAGAAGCTGTTACTAAAACTGCATCAGCAATTTTAGCAGCAGTTATTGCATCATCTGCAATTTTTGCAGTTGTTACATTAGCATTTAAAATTTTTACTGTTGTAATTGCATTTGATGCTAAGTCATCAGGACTTATAGCTCCATTTGCAATTTTAGCAGAAGTAATTGAATTATCAGCAGGTATTAAAACATTTACTGGTATTGAATTATTTGTAGCTGATAATGCTGATATATAAATAACAAGTGTTTCACTTGATAAACTTCCTGAATCCCAACTAACATTAACTGTTGTGTTTGTAGAAAAAGATGTACTAGATATAGTTCCAAATATTGTTCCTGTTGATGATCCAACTGCTTTTATTCTACGATTTGCTGTATATATTCCAGTTACATTTGCTCCATTAACTGTAAATGCTGTTCCACTTACATACGCAAATGTATGAGCTCCATCACCATCTCCATAAATTACCCATTGTGAGTCATTATACCATTCTCTTATATCAGCAGTAATAGCACGAAAAGCATTATTAATATTAGAAGGCAACATACCTTCTGCAATACTAATACCACCTACTGAACTATTGTTTCCTGCTGTACTACTATAATCTTTTATTCCTGCCATTTATTGCTCCTAATTCATAAACCAACTGAATGCTTTATCGCTTTCAGTATTATTTTTGTTAATTAATTCGTTCACACTTTGTTCCAATTGTCTTTGGAAAAATTCTTGTGATTCAAAAGAATATCTTACGTTGTCTATATCTATTGTATCTGCCATTATCTATACCCTCCCTTTGATGCTATTATATCTATACCTTGTGCATGGTTAAATGTTGTACCAGAAGGTATTTTAACATTTGCTCTTATATATCTTCCTGATTGTCTAACTGGATTAATACCACTATCTACCATTGTAGATGAACTAGATTCTGTTTCTGTGTCTGCTAATCTTTCTCTAGTTTTAACAGTAACAGTAGATATTGCATCTACTATTGGTCTCACTGATTGTATGTTTGTTCTAGCACCAGGAAAACCTTCTATTTCTGCTGTTTCCATTTCGCATTCATTAGAGTTTCCTGAAAAGATTGCTGCTTTAAAATCTTCATTGATTGCACCTAAAAACATCTGTCCACCAGACCAAAAATCTGTATCTAATGCAGCATTAATATCATCTAATGATTCTGATATAATGTCCATTAATTCTACTGTATATGCTCCTACAAATTGTGGAAATATTACACTTGTTTGTGTTTTTGATAAAGACCATTTTTTAGTTGCATAATTATATATAATAATTTTATCACATATTCCAGCAGATCCAGCACCATCTTTACTTGGATATGCCCACATAGCTAACTGATTAAATGGATCAGTAGCTGCTTTAATTCTATCTGTATATGCTTTGTTTAAATCTAAAT